GGATCGCGCCGCCGTCATAGATGGTCGCGCGGTCATACGAGTAGTCGTCTTCACCGTTGTAGCCGGCATCGACCATGACCATGTCGTTCGCGATCGCATGGCCTACAGCCGCGCGGGCGAAGCAATAGTTCTGGGCGGTGGCGGTGCCCATACCGGTCAGGCCGGTGTGGACAAGGTGGGTTGCACCAAGCCAGACAGCCGGCTTGTTGACCGTCGAGCCAGTCAGCACCTTGCTGTCGACATAATCGACGGAGGTGAACTGCGCGAAGGTCAGGATGCGAGCCCAGGCCTTCGGTGTCCAGACGCAGGTGACTTCGTCGCCGGCATTGTTCTGGAGCATGGTCGAGATGATATCGACCACCTTGCCGTAGGTCAGGGTGACAGCCGAGCCGCTGTTGTAGGAGTTGGTGGCGGTGGCCAGCGCATCGATGATGGTCGCATCGATTTCGCGGGCTGCAGTCAGCGCGGAGGCGTTCTGCATGGCTTCGCGAAGGTTCGCCGGGGCCGTGAACACGTCGAAGCCCGGACGGGTTTCCTTCGTGTGCTTTTCCTTGAGCGTGACCGGGACGTTGCTGTCGGTGCGGTTGCGCGAGGGGATGAGGCCGTTGGTGCCACGTTCCGACATGCGACCGGCGGCAGCCTGGACGGAGAAGTTCGCCGTCAGACCGTTGACCATCATTTCGCGGGTCACACGTTCCTTGAGGATCGTCTCCCCACGCTGAAACGCTACGACCCATTCGTCGCGGTATTGCTGTTTGGTAATGATGTAAGGCATTGACCGTTCCTATCTTCGATTGTTGAGGGAGGGACAGCCTTCAGATCAGGGTGGCCAACGGTGGCTTTGCGGGGTGCTTTGGGCATGCCAAAGGGCCGCATGGCGTCACCAGTCGGGGCGTCTCATCAGCTATTTCATGCAGGCATTTCAGGTGGCGGGGCCGTTTCCGGGGTAGCCGCCGAACGCTCGCATCACTTGCGGGCGTTGATCTTGTCGAGCTGCGCATAGATGCCAGCCAGTTTTTCCTGGACCTGAGGTGTCTTGTACTTCTCAGGGTCGGTCTTTCGAAGCTGCAGAAGTTCCTGCTGCTGCTCCTGAAGGGTCTTCGAAGTGGCCTCAATGTCGCCATTGAAGATCGCGGTCGACCCGTAATAGTCGGCGCCGATCTGGGCCATCATCTTAACGAAGGCGGCGTTGTCCTGGAGGCGGGAGCCGTCCATCAGCCGCATGTCCATCATGGACTTGAAACCGTCGTCGCCGAGGTGCGTCTTCATCAGCTCACCGGCGGCGCCGATGTTGCCGTCGTATTCACCGCCCCATTCAGCACGGAGGGCCGACTGCGTTTCCTTCGCCACCCGGGCGAGGTTCGCATTCAGATCCTGTTGCTGGGCAAGAGCGAAATCCTGATACCAGTCGAGCGCAGCAGCAGCAGCAGCAGGCGGGACGTTGCGCTCATGCATGGCTGCCTTGAAGTCGGTCAGGATCGCCGTGTCAGCCTCGGTCGGCGTGAAGCCTTCGCGGAAGCTGCCAGGGTATTGGGTCGGATCATCCGGGATGCCGTAAGCCTCGCGATAGGCCTTCACCTCTTCGGGAGTGGCCTTGTCCGAAAGCTGCACCGGCTTGCCGGCATTGCGCGCAGCCTGGCGGGCTTCGCGAACCATCTTCGAGATGGCTTCGACCGACTTGTAACGGTTCAGTTCAGCGAGGAGCTTTTCGTCTCCACCCGCAAGCGTCTCACGAAGCTTCTGGAGCGCGCCAACGTCGCTTCCGGTGTCAGTGCCCGCCCCATCGGCAGAAGCCGCTGCCTGACCTTCCTTGGCCGCAGCAGCAGCATTTGACGCGGAAGCCTCGGTATTTGCCGCAGCGGCGGCTGCATTGGCCTCATCCGCGCCAGCATTCGCGACAGCGGCGGTCTGACTTGCATCAGCGCCCGTCTCTGCGCTCTGTGTGTTTTCGTCTGTCATCTCGTTCACCTGTCAAAATGGAAAGGGAAAAGGCTGCCAGCTTTCTCAGCTGATGCCCGACATGCTGTTTCCCGGCGGCGAAGGACGTATCCCGCTCGCCACCGTGTTCTTCCGGCATCCATGCGAGATCATTCGTCCCGCAGATGAAAAGGATTGCTGCCCATGCGCGCTTCTGCTGATCCTCGTTCGCGGCGCCATTAGCGACAGCTTGGATGGCAACACAGTCCGACTTGCGGATCTGCGTGTTGTCCTCGGGCATGTCGTTGTCGTCGCGAACGGTGACAGGAAGCCACGGGCGGTAGCGCCTGCTGCTCATTGAGCGGACTCAACGACGCCGATGAATGTCATATGATGTTCCGCGCAATAGCGACGGAATGCCGCTTCATGAAGCTCACCCGGCTCCATGTCGATCGAATGACCGATCGTTCCGCCCTTCCATGACCCCTTCCGGTTGCCCGTCTCGCCAGAGAACTGGATGTCCAAAGAGCGGCTGACCCGGGGCTTGCTGAACCATGAGAGCCACTTGAACCAGCCTTCGCCCTTCAACCATTCCCGCTCTTCAATTTTTGTCTTGGCGGTGAGATCTTCGCCGTCATAGTCCTTGAAGGCGAAGGTAACGGAGGGGCATGTCTCACTTGCCTTCCATCGTGCCTCGTGGTCGTAGGGCTCACCCTTGACGCGCTGCGGCTCTGTCCAGAAGTGCGCTCCGGTCGTGTCGTACATGCTGTGACGCACGAAACGCCACTGCGTCCACGACAAGAACTTGGCCCAGGTTTTCGTCGTGCTGCTGTCATGCGTCTGCGCGCCGTGGAAGACCTGCAAGAAGCCCTCTGAGGCTGAGAAGCCGTATTGCCTCGGGTAGATGTCCCAATAGCCTGCAGCAGTAGCCCAGTCATAGCGCGACGTGTCGACCCATGTTCGCCAAGGCCGCAGGACAGGAGGCAATGCAACGATCAACGTGTGACCGAAACCACTGAACCGCAGTGTGCAGCCATAATCTTCGTCATCAGACGATCGAAGGACGATGGCCAGAGAGCGATACCGCTTATCCCTGGCGTAGGTGAATGGACCGAGATGGCGATCGTTATCGCTCCAGCGGCGAGCCAGCATGTGATTTCTCCAAAAATAAAACCGGGATCAGGCCCCCGGCGACCATGGGTCAGGAAGCCAGCGCCTGCTGGACAGCCTGCGCAGCAGACCCGGCACGACCGGCGACGTCTGCCACCTGCCCTGCCTGCTGGATCTCCTGCTGCTGAGCCATCTGCTCTTGCACCTGCTGGCGGTTTGCCTGCGCCTGTTGAGCGTCGACGAGCCAGTCGGAACGTGCATTCGGGACGGCAGCGAAGGCATCACGGAACATCGTGCGGCTGTCGATCTCGCCACCGAGCGAAGGATCAAGCTGCATGCCAGCCTGAAGGATGCCGGCGCTTTCCTGGAAGGCGTTCAGCGTCTGGCGGTCACGAGCTTCCTTGAGCGCATTGTTGAACTCGTAGGTGATGTTCTGGCCGAGCAAAGCATCCGGCATATCGACCGGGACGCCATTGCGATCAACAGGGCCATATCCGCCGGCCCGCATGACCTTCTCTGTGGTCAGTTCCAGCACGGCGCCAGTCCATTCGTGTTCGATCGGGCCGAACAGCGGCAGGGCATTCCTGATCCACTCCTGCACGCGCTGCGCTGCTTCATAGGCCGTCATGGTCTTGTCGGCCGTGGCGATGGGCTGAAGCTTCGACAGGAAGAACGCATCGGCAATCTGCCGGCGCTGGTCGTTGATCAGATCGATGCCGAGGCCGGTGTTCTTGCCCAGATCCATCGGGCGAAGCGCAGCACCGAGGCGTTCGTCATACTCGCTGTCGATATAGGTGATGCCATTGGCGCCCAGATCGATCGGCGAGAGAACGACGTCCTGCGTGGCGATGAGCGGCGGATCAACCTGCTTTTCGCCCGCCTCGATGATCGTCATCTTCATGCGCTGAAGCATGCGGCTTTCAGTGAGGCCGATCGATGCAGCGGTTGAGACGGCGTAGAACTTGTCCGACAGCAGATGCCAGCGAGGGACGACATAGTCGAACGTGGCCGAGGGCAGCTCCTGCAGGATCTTCTGC